AAAAGCCGTCGTACAGCCGCCTATCAACACGCCCATTTGAAGCGGCGGCTTTGATTTTCAGAGCCGCCGTTTCTTTGCGTCTACACAAACCAATGACGACTTGCAGGGGCACGGTAGCCGATTGGAGGTTATTTTGCCGTGTCCATTTTATTATTTCATTGTTCGCGTGATCTGCACCAGCTAAAAAAAGCGTAGCTCCTCCATCGGAGCAGTCCGGCTTTGAAAGTGAAATTAAACATCATGTAACAAGATATTCATTTGCTTGCGTCCGCATAGTGTCATGCTGTGCGGGCGTTTTTATATGCCCCTGCTTCTGGTCACGGTGGCCAGAGGCTCCAAGGTGCCGCGGGCCGCCTGTTCTCCATTTCAATCCGCACTCACCAACCACCTTTTGAAATGGAGGACAATTATGACGACTATCAACCTGAAACGGTATTACCCCTATATGACCGAAAATGTGATACTGGAAGTTTCGGACGAGATCGCCGCCGCCCTCTCGATGGGAGGCCGTCTATGCGACAGCTACAAGCGGCAGAAGCGCAGAAATGGCGAGTGCTCGCTGGACACCGATCCCGGCTTTGAGGCCGACGTGCTCCGCCAGCCCCTGACCCCGGACGAGTACATTGAGGCGCGGGAAACCACCTTTGCCCTCTATGACGCGCTGGCCCAGCTCCCGCCCACGCAGGCCCGGCGTGTGTACCAGCACTATCTTCTCGGCATGAGCAAGGCCGAGATCGCGGCAGCCGAGGGCGTTGGCCGGAGCCGCATCTGCTGCTCCGTTGAGCGTGGGCTGGCCGCTATGAAAAATAATTTGAAAAAATCTCTGTAAGAGGGAGTACATTTGCCCCCGAAACCTCCTGATAGGTGAGAGGAGTTTTCTTCCTCGCCTTGAAAACTGAATAGACAGTATTCCCGATACGAAATCCGCGTGATAGCGACGTAAGGTGCGCCGCCACGACAGCCAGTTCAGGAGGTGATGGACAAGCTGGCCGAGCGATCAACGCAGCCTTTGACCCGGTGCTGGCAAACCGGGCGCGAGGACAGCGCGGAGGATAATGAAACTTGCTCACGCCCTCCCACAGACTTGAGGGGGAGTTCCTGCGGTATGCGCCAGCCCTCCACGGGCAGCGATGCTGTGGGGCTATGCAGCCGAAGCCATCGGCGGTCTGGAATACTCCCCGTGCCGGGGATGCGTGGCAAATACGGCACACAACAATCATACAGGGAGCCGTCAAACCGGGTCTTTCTGTCTTATGACAGCCCAAACCATTTCGGCGCGGCGGCTCCCTCTTTTGTGGATTGAAACGGAAAACAACTGTCCCGCTGCTTCTGGTCATCGTGGCCAGAGGTGGGGCAAGGTCAAAGGACGGCGCTTTTGTGCCGTCCTTTCACGTTTCCCCACGGACAACGGGAAACCATCAAATCTATTCACACCGCTGATTGTTATAGGAGGTTTTCAGATGACGGAGGCAAGAGTCGGCTACCACAAGGAAGTCAAAACCGCGTCTTTTCAGGGCAAATCCATCACCGTGGAAAACCTGACCCCGATGCTCTCTCCCCGAGCACGGGATAAGCGCAAGCGTGAAATTGAAAGCTGTCTGTATGAGGTCTTTGTGAAGTATGCGCCGGGACGGGCGCAGATGCACTAATGCGGGACATCCTTGAGATACGGGGCTGCCAGAGGTATAATATAGGTGTAAGGTTTGGTAGCTCCTACACGGAAAGGAGCACCAAATGATTATTCGTGAAGATGCCATTTATGGCAGACAGTCCGTTGACCGCAAGGACAGTATCAGCATTGAAAGCCAGATCGAGTTTTGCAAGTATGAATTGAGAGGAGGCAATTTCCGCAAGTACACAGACAAGGGTTATTCCGGCAAGAATACCGATAGACCCAAGTTCCAAGAAATGATGGCCGATATTCGCCGGGGCCTGATCAAGCGCGTGGTGGTCTACAAGCTGGATCGTATCAGCCGTTCCATTCTGGACTTCGCAACCATGATGGAAACTTTTCAGGAATACAATGTCGAGTTCGTTTCTTCCACGGAAAAGTTTGACACGTCCACCCCGATGGGGCGGGCCATGCTGAATATCTGCATCGTGTTCGCCCAGCTCGAACGTGAAACCATCCAGAAGCGCGTGACCGATGCCTACTATTCCCGCTGCCAGCACGGTTTTCACATGAGCGGCGCGGCCCCCTACGGCTTCCAACTGGAGCCGACCACCATTGAGGGCATCCGCACAAAAATGATGAAGCCTGACCCGGAAACGGCAGATATTGCAAAGCTGATGTTTGAAATGTACTCTCAGCCCGGAATTTCTTTCGGGGACATTGCCCGTTACTTTGCCGACGAGGGCATCCTGATCTACGGCAAGGAAATGAAACGGGGCTTTATCTCCCAACTTTTGAGAAACCCCATTTACGCACAGGCTGACCTCGATATGTACGAGTTCTTCAAAAGCCAGGGTACGGTGGTAGTCAATGAAGCCACAGATTTTGCCGGGACAAACGGCTGCTATCTCTATCAGGGCCGGGACGTGCAAGAAAGAAAAAACAAGCACCTGAAAGATCAGATACTTGTTCTGGCTCCCAGCGAGGGGCTGGTATCGTCTGATACATGGCTGCGCTGCCGGAAAAAGCTCATGGCAAACAAGACGTTCCAAGGCGGGCGCAAGGCAAAGAACACATGGCTTGCCGGAAAGGTCAAGTGTGGCCGCTGCGGGTACGCGCTTATGAGCGTCGGCAATCCAACAGGTGTTCAGTATCTCCGCTGCTCCAAGCGGGCTGACAGTAAAAGCTGTGACGGCTGCGGGACGCTCCGCACACGGGAATTTGAAAGGTTTCTGTACGGCGAGATGGTCAAGAAGCTGTCTGAGTTCCAGACGCTGACGGCAAAGCGAGAAACGGTCAATCCCAAATTGACCGCGCTGAACATGGAGCTTGCCCGCGTGGAGGACGAGATTGAAAAGCTGCTGAATACTTTGACCGGGGCTAATGCGGTGCTGCTGTCCTATGCCAACAGCAAAATCGAGGAGCTGGACACACGCCGCCAAGCCCTGACAAAAGAGATCGCGGCGCTGTCAGCGGAAACCATGTCCCCGGAACAGATTGAGCGGTTGTCGGTCTACCTGAACCAATGGGAAGAAATTGACTTCGAGGACAGGCGGCAGGTTGCCGACGGCCTGATCTCACAGATCCGCGCAACCGACGAACACGTTTCGATTGAGTGGAAAATTTGACTTTTACTTATCCATCGCACACGACAAAGGGCTGTGTGCCCTTGTCAAGCGATGTAAATGTTACCGCATATATCAGCGGCAACAGCCAGAGAACAGAAGAGATCACCTTCAAGGCATCCGAACTGCAGACCATCACCATGAAGCTGCCGTCCGGTGTCAAACTGCATAATGTGACAACGGGAAAAACAAGCAGTGCAGGTGCATCCGTGGAGATCTGCGGCGGTACCAAATTCTACTTATCTGCACCGCTGACACAGGCAGTGAATGTCAAAGGGGAATGGTCTGTCACCATGAAGGGAAGCATCATCAAAGATTATTCCGCTTATAAGATCACAACCGGAAGCGAGACACAGGACCTTGCCCTGGTATTTGGCGAGGGTGTGACCGATGAGAAATATGTAGATTTTAAAGTATCATGGGTAAAACAGGCAACTCTGGAGATCGTAAAGAAAGACCGTAAGAGCAACAAAGCCATCGCAGGTGCAGTTTATGGCGTTTATAGTGACAAGGATGGAAAGAACCTGATCACAAAGATGCCGGCCACAGATGCCAACGGAGCTTCCAGCGTTACGATCACCAAAACACAGGATACCGTATACCTGAAAGAGATCTCCGTACCAAACGGATATCTGCTGGATACCAAAGCCTACGATGTGAAACTGGTCATCGGGGATACCGTAAAACAGACCGTTACCGATGCAGAGCAGATGGCAAGCCTGACCGTTTACAAATTAGGCGAAGTCCTGACCGGAGCAAAGGTGACCGATGATGGTGTTTCCTTTGTTTATACAGAGCAGAAACAAAAAGGCGCGGTTTACAACGTTTATGCTGCAGAGGAAATTGTATCCGCAGACGGAACAATCATCTACAAAAAAGATGCACTGGTTAAAGCCGGACTCACCACCGGGGATGACGGAAGTGCCACACTGGATAAGTTATATCTGGGGAAATATGTGGTAAAAGAAATGCAGGCACCACAAAATCTGGTATGCACTGGTGAAAGCCAGGAGATCACCCTTTCCTATGCCGGAAGTAATGTGGAAAAGGTCATGGGAAGCGTGACATTCAAAAATGACCGCCAGAAAGCAAGCGTGAGTGTATACAAACAGGATAAAGAAACCAGGAAATATCTTCCGGGCGGCACTTATGGTCTGTATGCCGGAAATGACATCAAAGCAGCGGACGGAACCATTGTGGTCAAGAAAGATACTCTCATTGAGAAAGCAGTGACCGGAACAGACGGAAAAGCCGTATATCAGGCAGACCTGCCAATCGCCAACAGCTACTACATGAAAGAGCTGGGTGCACCAGCTGGATATGTGAGAAACGGCGAGGATGTGTACTCCTTTACCTTCCAGTACACAACAGACAAAGAGGCAACGGTTTCTTTCAACCATACCCTGATGGGAAATGTGCAGCAGCTCCTGCGGGATCAGATCCCGTTCCCGATGGTGCAGGTATGGAGAAACTCACAGGAAGAAATCGCACGGTTTAAGAAGATGGAAAATGCCGTTCTGTTTGCAGCCGGCTCCTGTTGGGAAGGTGTGGATTTTCCGGGGGATATGGTATCGTCCCTGATCATTGTAAAATTGCCGTTTGCTGTACCGGACCCCATCCATGAAGCACAAAGGGAACAATACCGATCACTGGAATCCTACATTCAAAATGTTGTTGTTCCAGATATGCAGAAGAAACTGCGCCAGGGATTCGGACGGGCGATCCGGACGGAGCAGGACACCTGTGTAGTGTCCATTTTAGACCACCGAGCGGCAAAGAAAGGAAAGTACCGGGGAGATGTTCTGGACGCCCTGCCAAAGTGCCAGATGGCAGAAAAAATCGATGAAGTAGAGGATTTTATCCGAAGCCGGAAAGTGGAGCGTTACTACAGCTGATAACATCCGTGGTGTTGTTGGTTCTGCCCAGATCTGGACAGAAAATAAGACAAAAAGTTTAGTGGTATTTCAGGAGCGGTTTTGACCGAATTGGTGGTATTTGTGATAGCTTTATCGGCATGAGTTGGGTATACTGTGTATAGCGTTAGAGGAAAGGAAGTGAGCAGGAATGAGACGATATGAACTGGAAAAAGAAAGAGAGGGTTCCACCGTTTATTTCTTTATCAGAGATGTGGAAACACTGGATATCGTCCTGCTTCCAACCAAATATCTGATGCACAAGATACGGAGTAAATGTTCACCGAATACGGTGCGGCGCTCCGCACTTGCAATCCTGTACTATCTGGAATACATCCATGAAAAGAAAAAGGAATTGACAGACGTATATCAAATGCCTTATGTTGAACAGACAAATCACTTTGTGGAATTTTTATACTGGCTGAAAGCCGGGAAGCATACCAGAGATAAAAATCACAGATCTCCAAACAATGGAACCTGCAACGCATACTTAAGAGATGTGTTCAGGTTCTATCTTTTTATAGAAGAAGAGTACCAGCAGTTCGGGGAGCTGAAAGTCCTGTCCTATAATTATTTTGTAGCCGTGGATGCAGTAGGCGTAAAGAAAAGCATACGATCAAAGAGTTTCAAAGGCTATTTAAAAGAGGAAGAGCATAAGGCGAGAGCAGCAAAGAAAGATGAAATTGTGGAAATCTTGAAAGCGTGTACCAATATAAGAGATCGGCTTCTCATGCTGCTTCTGGCAGAGACAGGCTACCGAATCGGTGAGATCTTAGGAATTGATTACAGTAAGGACATTGATTATCAGAACCACATAATCCGGGTATATTTCCGTGAGGACAATGAAAATGGAGCGAGAGCAAAGAATGCAGAATACCGAAGTGCGAAGATCAGCAAAGATACCTTCGGCTTTTTAAATCTGTATATTGCAGAGTACCGAAAACTACTTCAGCACCAGACAAGCCTGTTTGTGAATATTTCCGGGGATAATATCGGAAAACCAATGAACGTGGAAGCAGTATACTCCATGCTAAAAAGAATGGATAAGAAAACAGGGATTAAGATCACGCCTCATATGCTCCGGCATTACTTTGGAAATGAGCGGAGAAAAGCAGGATGGTCGCTGGAACTGATACAGCTGGCCTATGGACACCGCCACATCCAGACAACCATCAATTATCTGGACATTGTGGATGATGAACTGCTGGATGCCAGCCAGGAATTCTACGAGAAACACTCCTCCCTGTATGGGATTGAGGAATTGCTATAGGAGGTGGTTTTTATGCCTGCGTTTTTACAGTCTTTTATAGAGGCAGAACAAGAACGGAGCAGGCGGATTGAGCAGCTACGAAAAGAAATCCGGGAGTTTGCAAAAGAGGAAGCAGGAAGTTCCATTACAGAACAGATTCTGCTGTTTCTGGCAGATGAGATGGTAGAACATCTTTCGGAAATAGATTATGAACTGCGAATGAAATTTGAATTATACATAACACCGCTGATAAAGCGAAATTACATTTACCGATATACCGGAACGTTCGACCGGATACGGCAGGCGTACATCCGGGAACGGATGAAAACTCCGGCTGGACAGAGGGAATGTGAATGGAAATATAAAAATGAAATACTTTTTGTTCCATACCACTCAGATCCTGTAATCGTAAAGAGTGTGGAAACGGTACGGTGTCGGAGCAACATGGTCTGGAATTTTAAAGCGGCAGCCAGTGAGAAACTGAAACGTCAGATTTTTACCGTGCTGGAATATATTCTGGAGAATTATGAAATTTCCAGACTGAGGGAATATAAACTGACCGGGCTACAGCTTTTTTACGAATTTTGCATCCGGGAGCAGATTACAGATATCCAGCTTCTGGAGCTGGAACAGGAAACAGCATTTCAGGACTACCTGAAGCAGAAAGTCGAGAAAGAGCAACGGCGAAAACGACTGAAGAGCATTGTGGAAACTGCCCGTAAAGTGATTTTTATAGAAACTGATGAAACAAGATGGGATGCTACCATCTGGTATTTAGAGCGGTTTCGTATTGCCAAAGAAAGAATAAACCAGAGTGACAGTATAGAAAAAATATCATTTCAGGAAGTTCTACAGCCCAAGAATCGATTGCTGCTTCAGGAATATATGAAGTACGAAATTGGAATCGGAGAACTGGCGCTCAGTACGGTGTACGAAAGATTCCGAACCATTCGAAATTTTTTGCGGGAGATCAGCGAACTGGAAGTTATCAAGTGTGATGCCAGCCTGATTGATGTATATTTAAAGAATTTGCAGAATGGTGCTATGGGAGCAAAGACATTTAATACCAATGTTTCGGGAATACAGTTTTTTATGAAATTTCTGGAAGTAAAGGGGTATATAAAAAAGGTTCCGTTTTATGCATCGTATTACTTGGAAAAACAGATCCCAGTCCACCATGACAGAAGTGTGGAAGAGGATGTGTATATGGAAATTATCCAAAACCTCTCACAGTTTCCTGAACACCTGAGAATGATGTTTTTACATCTCTGGTGTGTGGGACTCCGGATCAGTGAGGTCTGCACCTTAAAAGGGGATGCGTATTATATCCAGAATGGTGACTGCTGGATGAAGGTCTACCAGGTGAAAATGAAAAATTATAAAAGGGTTCCCATTCCGGTAACATTGTATCGTCTGATGCAGGTTTATCTGAAAAAACACCCTACCGAAAAAGAAGCATACATTTTTCGGAATCGGAAAGGTGGAGCATTTTCCAAAAGCACCTTCATGGGGCAGATGAAAAAATACTGCTCCCAGATAGGCATACAGAATGGAGAATATATTTTTAAGTCTCATGATTACCGACATACCGTAGCAACCAATTTTTATGAGCATGGCGTATCAATCCAAAGCATCCGGGACTATCTGGGACATACGTTTGAGGAAATGACCATGCAGTATATAGATTATATGCCAAGAAAAATTGCTAAAGAAAATGACGCATACTTTGAGGAAGAGGAAAACAGCCTGCTTGCCTGTATGCAGAAAGGAGAGAAGCATGGATAATAAACTGAAATTCCAACAACTGGAATGTTATAAGCTGGCTACCGATGAGCAAAAGGAAAAGCTGAATAAGGAACAATATTTTGATCTGGATAAACTGCCGGGAAACCAGCTTCAGACAGAATTTGTCGAATACATTTACTACCGTGGAACGCAGGTATCCATCCTGACCATAAAAAGGGAAAGGCATTATTTTAACAGCTTATGTGAATTTTTTCAGAAGTCATCCCATCAGGAGAACAGCCTGCTTGACAGAGAAAAAGACTTCTGGATAAAGCAGTTGAAAATGTGGATGATACAAAACGGTAGGGCTTTGACGAAGCATAAAGTGACGAACATTCAGACTGAATCGGTGGAAAAAGCTGCCCTGATCCGGTATTTTGAAAGCCTTCTGGAATTTACACTGGATCGATCAGAAACCAATGAGCTGGCAAAGGATATCTGGCATCTGGAAAGGCTTCCGCTTATCCTGCGGACAAATCCGATTGTCAACCATAAGACACTAAATTTCAGAGGAATCCGGCAACCAGATATTCGGGAAGAAGTAAAAAAAGCAATTTACCATCATCTGAAAACCGAAACTATTTTTTACAAAGGCATAATGCCAAGTGAAAGAATTTAGATTTTCCAGTGGATTACAACTTCCTCACTGGTAGCGTCAATTTGTGATATGAGAATATCAACCACCTTGCGCTTATCGTCAAAACTTACGGACTCCCAATCATCCAGATAGCCCGTAATGCTGTCAATCTGTGAAGCGGAAACGGAATTAGCGGTGAGGTCTGCAACCAGCCGGAGCTGCTTTTGACGTTCCGCGTCCAGTTCCTCAATACGGTTATTTGCGTATTGCAGGAGCAGCGGGTTTGCCCCGGACAAAGTGTCCAGAAGTTTCTCAATCTCGCTTTCTGTCTTTGCAAGGGCAACGCGGGCGGCAGTCAGTTTCGGGTTATAGCTTTGTTCCTTTCCGCCTTTCAGCGTGTGGAATTTCTGCATCTTCTTAACCATCTCGCCGTACACAAATGCCTCCATGCTTTGCGCCGTTAGTGTACCGGCTCCCTCACAACTCCCATTTTCGGCCCGCTGCTTGCACCGCAGATAGGTAACGCCATTTTGGGCTCTCAGAGCTGCCAGCGCATAGCCACAGCGCCCGCACTTGATTTTCCCGGCCAGCCAGGTATTATGGCATTTACGGCCATTCTGGAAAGAGGTGTTCTGTGACAGCTTGCGCTGGACAGTCAGCCAGAGCTGGGAAGAAATGCGGCCTTGGTGTGGGGCAATCACAAGGATTTGTTCCTCGCCCTCGCGCCCCTGATAGAGATAACAGCTATTGTCCCCTGTGAACATTTCCGGGGGACTTTCGATTTTTACGCCCTGGGCCTTGTAATATTCATAGATGTCCATATCGGCCTGGACATAAACAGGATTTCTCAGAAGTTTTGAGATAAAGCCCCGTTGCAGCGCCTTGTCATAGACCTTGATGGAGTGTTTGACAAAGTACCGGGTTATATCGCCGTAGGAATTGCCCGGCTCCGCATACATTTGAAACATGAGCTCGGCAAAATCCATTTCTGCATTTTCCACCAGCTTCTTTGTCTTGATCCCGTCCATAACGATGGGCTCGGTATCAAAGCCGTATGGCGTCCGGCCCCGCATATAGTAGCCTTTGGTACACCGGGAATAGAAAGCGTCCTGCACACGCATCTGGATGCTTTCGCGTTCCAGTTGGGCAAAGACAATGCAGATGTTGAGCATCGCCCGGCCCATTGGGGTGGAAGTATCAAATTTTTCCGTACAGGAAACAAACTCCACATCGTATTGCTTGAACAGCTCCATGAGCTTTGCAAAGTCCACAATCGAGCGGCTGATCCGATCCAGCTTATAGACGATCACCCGCTTAATCAGACCCAGCCGGATGTCCTGCAAGAGCCGCTGGAAGTCGGGGCGTTCAATGTTCTTGCCGGAATACCCTTTGTCTTTGTATTCCTTTGCCTCACCGCCTTTAAGTTCGTAACGGCAAAATTCAAATTGACTTTCAATGCTGATACTGTCCTTTTTGTCAATCGACTGCCGCCCGTAAATTGCATCAATTCTATTATCCATAATTAGCTCCCTCTCTGTCCGTTGGGAGCCAACCTACAAGTATATTATACCTCTGTCGCCCCCTTACAACAAGGATGACTCCGGCCTACCCCCGCTGCCCGGCATACTTGCGGAACACATCAAACAGCCGCCGCTCAACCTCACGGCTCTGCTTGTCCTGTTCCTGCGGGGAAAAAACGGGGGTGAGATTTTTGACGGTAATCGTACGATCTCCGAGAACAGCCGTTTTCACTTCACTTTTATATTTGACCTGCGCCTGCATAAAATCCCTCCCATACGATAATAGAAACAGAATGTTGGAAACACCAAGGGCCAGCACCGCAAAAGTGCTGGCCCTTGTTCGTCGGCACCTCTGGACAAAGTGTCCAGAGGTTTTGCGTGCTTTAGGAGCGCCGCGCTCATTTTCTTGCTCCGTCATAAGACAGCCATACTCGGCAGCGGCGCTCCCCCACAAAGGGGGCGGCGGCCTGCGGCCCCCGCGCCTCCTTTGCTGAGAGGAAACTTCCTCTCACATACCACCAGAAAAAGAGGGGTGAATGGAGATGGTAACTTAGAAATTTTCCTGCAAATATTTTTTCATGCGCTCAATTCCGCATTTCACGGAGCAGCGAACGGCGCTCTTGTCCACACCCTCCTCGCGGGCAATCTGGCGGTAGCTCTTTCCAAGGATCAAATGAGCGTCCACGCGGCGACCCTGAATTTCCGGCAAGGAGTTGAGGGCGTTCCACAGCCGGAAGAACAGCTCCTTGCGATCCATAAGTTCCTGGGGGCTGGGCTCGTGCAGGCAGGCGGAGTATTCGATCCCATCGTCACAATCCAGGGAATAATAAGCCTTGTTGTAGCGCACCCGTTCCGCATGGGCGGCCTCGCGCCGCTTACTGGCTATGAGTTCCTCGGCTACCTCGTCAGGCACCTCCACCAGCACGTCCGTTAAGTACCAATAATAAAAATCTTTCAGATTGATCGTTGTCATAGCTTGTCCTCCATTTTGTTTCGGTTGATGGGTTGAACGGAAACAAAATGGGGAGCTGGCGGGGAGCGGCACCCTGGGGAGCCGCCCCGCACCTCTGGACAAAGTGTCCAGAAGCCGGACAAACAAAATGCGCCTGCGTAGCACAAGGCCACGCAAGCGCGTGAAACGACAAATTCACTTATATACTGCCAAATTTCGCATCCACCGCCGAACTGCTCCTGTTCGGTGGATGAGCTTTTTTTGACAGGTTAGGGGGATGGAAAAAGGCCACGACGATACCTCCTGGACACCGCCGTATCCTTAAAAAAGGGCGACTTTAACACACCCCCCGTATTCTTAATATTTCAAAAAAGAAAACGGCGGCTTTGATTTTGATATTTCAAGGCCGCTGTTCTCTAACTTCGCGCAAATCTGCTATTAGCGGCTCTGTGCGAATGATTTATGAAACTTGGTGTTTTGCAAATACGCGGCGAGATATAACTGCGCCAATTCCTAAAAAGAGCAGTGCTGTCGGGATTGCCCACACCGCATACAACATACCGTTACTCATTTGTTCCACTGATAAGAGCGAAACGGCTTGCACATGATGCAAAGGTAAAAGCCCAATCAAGCGGAACAACGGATTTGCTTCTGTGATTGGCAGCAAAACCGGAAAAAGAAAAATTGCCATAGACGCAACGAAAGCTACAATCTGATTTTTACTGATTGCAGATATAAGCAGCGTAATTCCCGTTACGCTGAGAGTACAGGTAAACGCCAAAAGGATTTGATATTTTAGCAACGTTCCACAAGTGATATTGAAAGGAATGAACCCCTCTGCATAGTCGCTGGGAGCGAATAGAATACTACAATCCAGCCCTTCCGTTCCGTAAAAGATAAGAGCAAGAAGCAAGTTAAAAGCCGCAACCAGCGCGGTAGTGAGAATGGCGGTAAGAATACCTGCTGCTACCTTTGCAGTAGCGCATTTGGTTTTGCCGTATTTGCTTGTCAATATGATATTGTCAACGCCTTCATACTCTCCGGAGAAAATCGGAGCAAGCATGATGATAACCGCAAGAGCAAGCACGATAAAAACCCGCACCATGTTTTTACTTGTTGAAAGCCAACCATCTACATAGCCAATTTTGATTTCTTCATTACCGAACACATCCGAAACACTTAATCCGTTCCAATTTCCCTCTTTATCAGAAAATCGGGAAAAGGCGGCGGATTGTGTAGCGTTTTGATACAGGTACATCGCATTGAGACCATGCAGATCATGGGTCGGCGCAAAGTCATTCATCATTTGCTGTACTTTTTCGTCGGTCAATATTCCCTCGTATTTCGCGGCAATTTCCTTGTCGATTTCTACTGCCGTTTTACCTGAACCTTCCGCACTTACACCGTCAAAAGCATATTTGTTTTGATAGGTAGAAAAGGAAATCAAGACAGAAAACAGAAGTATTCCAACCAGAACAATCAAAGATAAACGCTTTGAAAATACTTTTCGCAGTTCAAAAAGAATTAGTTTTTTCATTCTTCACAACCCCCTTTGAAATAGAACAGGTACAAATCTTCCAAAGTAGGCTGCACCCTTACCACATTTTCCATAGGCGGACGATCTCCAATAATCCGTAAGATTGTCTGATTTCCGCTGATGTTACGCAGATTGCTTGTATTGTAGGCAGCCGCGTATTTTTCCGCATAGGCAGTCGGAACCGTACATTCCCATACTTGACCGTCGATTTCAGAAGTAATCTCCTGCGGATTTCCAAAATGAATGATCTGACCGGATTTCATCATAATGATTTCCTCTGCAATAAACTCCACATCGGAAACAATATGCGTAGACAGAATTACAATGCGGTCTTTGGAAAAGGCGCTGATCAAATTGCGGAAACGGACGCGCTCTTTCGGGTCAAGCCCTGCCGTTGGCTCGTCTAAAATCAAAATGCGGGGGTCATTGAGCATGGCTTGTGCAATTCCTAAACGCTGTTTCATGCCTCCCGAAAAAGTTTTGATTTTGTGCTTACTTTCCCTCGATAAGTCTACTGCTTCCAGCAACTCTTTTGACTTCTTACGCGCCGCCTTTTCGTCCAATCCTTTCAGAGCCGAAACGTAGATCAAAAAGTCATACGCCGAAAAGTCGGGGTAATACCCGAAGTGCTGCGGCAAGTAGCCTAAGAGGTTTCGATATTTCTCACCCAGTTCAACAATGTTCCTGCCATTCAGCAGGATTTTGCCGGAAGTAGGCGTTTGAATATTGCAGAGTAGCCGCATAAGCGTTGTTTTTCCTGCGCCATTTGCGCCCAGCAAACCGTAAACGCCATTTGTCAAGGTGATGTTCAAGGCGTTCACAGCCGTTTTAGAGCCGAACTTTTTTGTCAGGCCGATTGTCTTTAATTCCATAAAAAACGCTCCTTTCTCCATAGGGAGCAATAAAAATACTCTCCATGTGTTTTCATGGAGAGTATAAAGGGGAAATATCTACTTTTTATCTACAAAGTGGGAGATTTGAAATAGGCAGATACATTCGCTCCGTTGACGGTATTCCGAATTTGCAAATAGCCGTTATGGTGTTCACAAAGCAGCTTGCAAATATATAACCCAAGTCCGAAATGCTCAGAATGGTTGCTTTCCCCTGTGAAGTACGGATTTGCAGCTTTTTGTAGGCTGTCTTTATCAAAACCATTCCCATCGTCCGATACGGAAAGCAGCAAACCGTTG